ACCGCCAAGTCGATACCTACATCGCTCGCGCAAGAAACAAGCTCGCGCAAGATGCAGACATGGCTCGCCCCGCTTGGCTGGCCGAAGCCCTGGGTCGGTTGCGCCGATATGAACAGGCTGCCTACAAACGTGGTCAGTGCCAGGTCGCGCTCAACAGCGTGGCGCTACAGGCCAAGCTCATTGGCATGGATGTCTGATGCAGATCGAGGTGCTTGATGCGGAGCTGATCAAGGTCACGCTCACCCGTGACGGCTTCACCGCCTCAGCCTTTGTCACGTCGCACCATTTGACAGAACAGAAGCGCCCGCAGCTGGAAGCAGCCATCAGCAGGGAAGCTGCCGCGGCCTTCATAGACTGACCCCATGACCAAACCCGTTGTTACCGCCGTAGGCCGCCTCCTCAAGCCAAAGGGCAGCGAACCACGCCTCTTCAAGGTGATCGCTGTCAAGGCTGACGGCAGCGTGCAGACGGTGGTGAATGAGCCCATCAATCCTTGACGCCTGCCCTGGTGGGCTGCTGCTAGACAAGCCCACTGCTGTTGAGCAGCCGCCTAACCCAGGCGCAGCCGAGGAGCTGAAGCAGCGCATCCTTGCCGATAGCCTCCCTGCGCAGCGGGAGTTCCTCGCTGACAACACGCACCGCATTCTTGGCTATATCGGTGGGTTTGGATCGGGTAAGTCCTGGGCGCTAGCTGCCAAGCTCATCTTCCTTGGCCTTGAAAATCCTGGCCAAACATTGATGGCTTGCGAGCCTACATTCCCCATGATTCGTACCGTGCTGATTCCTGCATTGGACAGTGCGCTGGGGCAATGGGGCATTCCGTTCACCTTTCGTGCCAGCCCTCAACCGGAATACAGCATCGAGCTACCGACAGGCACGATCAGAGTCTTGTGTCAGTCAGCCGAGAACTACCAGCGTATTCGTGGTCAGAACATCGCTGCGGCCGTCTGGGACGAAGCGGACACATCGCCAGTCGAGACAGCGCAAAAGGCAAGTGAGATGCTCTTGGCTCGCATGAGGACAGGCAATGTCAACCAACTTGCGATTGCGTCCACGCCTGAAGGCTTCCGCTACTGCTATCGCTGTTTCATAGAGCAAGGCGGCAAGGACAAGCGACAGATCACTGTCAACACGATGGACAATCCGCATTTGCCTGCGGAGTTTGTCCCAAGCCTTGAACGCAACTATCCGCCTCAACTTATCGCGGCATATTTGCGTGGCGAGTATGTGAACTTGGCGAACTGTTCGGTGTTCCCGGACTTCGACCGCTCCATTCACTACACCGACGCCAAACCTGAGCCGTCTGACACCCTGTTTGCAGGGATCGACCTCAACGTGGGCAACTGCCTAGTCGAGATCTGCGTGCGTCGAGGCGATCAGTTTCACTTCGTGGCAGAGCACGTCTACCGCGACACGCAGCAGATCGCCGATGGCCTCAAGGAGACCTATAGGGATTGGTTTGATCGTGACCAGCTGGTGCTGATCCCTGATGCTGCTGCCAAGCAGCGCAGCACGGCTGCAGCCCAGGAGTCAGACGTTGGCATCCTCAAGCGTGCTGGCCATCGGATCTCCATGCAGCAGAGCAACCCGCTAATCCAAGATCGGGTGAACGCCTGCAACGTGCTGATCAGCCAGGGGCGTGTGCTGGTGGGCAACAGCAACCCGCATCTTCGTAGAAGCCTTGAGCAGTGGGCTTACGACGAGAAGGGCAAGGTCGAGAAAGGCGGGGTTGGGCTCGATGATCTGAGTCATGCAGCCGACGCTGCCACATATGCCATCTACAGGCTTGCTGCGATCAGGCAGTGGAAAGCAGGCGGCACGAGCTGGAGGGTGTACTAGGGGCAAAGGGGTTGACTCAATTTGCTTTGCCGCTTAGGGTGCTGGGGTCAAAGAGATAGGCGCAGCGGTTCCCCGCCCTGCCTACCACCTGCTTGCAGGTCCCTACCCCGAAAGGGCCAGTTGAAATGCTGGGTGGGTTGCTTCAGCCCTGGTTGACCGGAATGACGAAGCCTTGAAAGCCTCAGGTTCGCCTGGGGCTTTCTTGTTGGCGTGTCTACTGATCCCCCTCCGTAGACTGTCCCTATGCCTCCCCAGTCGTAGTCCCTGCCATGGCCCGTACCTACAAGCGCGACCAGAGGGGTCGTTTTTCTAGTACTGGCGGCGGTGGCGCCAAAGGCGCATACAAGGCAGCTAGCTCCCGTCTGCGTTTTGAAAAGCGCGTGGCTGAGGAGTCTGGCAGCGCCAACAAGCGCAACATCACGAGTGCCAAGTCGAACCTCACCAAGCTGACGAACAAGCTGCACGGCGGTGGCGGTAAGCCTGCAGCAGCCAAAAAGGCAGCGGCAGCACCCAAGCCAGCGGCCAAGAAATCAGCAGCCAAAAAGCCTGATTTCAAGCGCAAGGGCAAAAGTGCTGTTGCCTACAGCACCGCTGCAACATCTGACGCCATGGCTCGTCTGAGCAGTGGTCGTCGCTTGAAGGGCAAAGGCAAGACTGCTGATGCACGCGCCAAGCGCAATCTTGAGCGTGGCCTTGCCAATAAGGGCAAGAAGGCACGTCGCACAGAGGCAACCGCTAAGCGTGCCTTGGATTACCTGCACCGCAAAGCTAAGTGACCTGGAAGCCGCCGCGGCCACAGCGCCCCCGTGATGAGCGGGGGCAGTTTCGTTCAAGGGCCAGCATCCGCGCTGAACAGGACGCATCACGCTTCGAGAGCCTGCAGCTAGGGCGGGAGATGCTGTTCTGGCAGGCGCAGGATGCTGCCTACGATGAGGGCACAGACGACCAGGACGAATGACGCGCCGCTACGTCAGGGACAAGCTGGGGCGGTTTGCGTCTAAGGGTGGCACCATCAAGTCACAGCAGGCTGCTGGCACCCGTGTTGCAGGGCAGTATTCGCAGGCGCTGAAGAAGAACGGTGACTGGGAGCTGCAGAAGCCCAAGTTCTCTGTTCGCGCTGTCGGACCAACCAAGAGCCCCCAGCGTGTATCAGGGCGGATCTCCAACGTCTATCGCGGGCATGTTGGTGACCTGCGCGACGATCTGCGTAATGCGATCTCTGCCGCTGAGGTGAGTGCAATGCGGAAGGTGGCGAAAGACATCGCCAGCGGCAAGCGTCGTGCACCGAAGAATGATCGCGCTGCTGAGAATCGCATCCGCCGCCAGACGCGACGGGAGACAAGCTGGAAGCGGATCACGGGTTAGCCCTGCGTAGACTGCGCCTAGGCATTGGTGTGGCGAATGGCGATCTGGATCCCAGGTCCGTGGGGAGCAATGAACGGCACTCCTCCTACGCCTCAACCTGAATCCCCACGTCAAGCGGCGATCGCTCAACCTGTCAAGGAAGAGCCCAAGCGTCGCATCCGTAAATCTGACACTGAGGGCTGATCATGCTGCCCAGCTACAACCCGCAGCGTCACTTTGGCTGGCAGGGTGCTGTTCAGCTGGGCATTGATCCAGCCGCTGCACCTGATGATCCCTCTGCCCCTTGCCCTCAGTACTGGGCGATGGCGCCGCACTGGACGCCGATCGCAGACGTACTAGGTGGGACATCGTTGCTGCGGCAGAAGGCAGAGGTGTACCTGCCGCGTCTCCCGCAGGAAGATGACCGCTGCTGGAGCACACGCATTGCACGCAGCGTGCTGACCCCGTACTACAAGCGCATCGTCGATGCTGCCTGCGGGTTGATCCTGCGTAAGCCCATCCAACTCGAGGGTGGCAATGAAGAGTGGTGGGCCGAGTGGCGCGAGAACGCAGATCGCCAGGGCACTGACCTTGATGAGTTCGCCCGTCGCCTGTTGTTCAGCAGCATCGCCTACGGGCACTCGGGTGTGTTGGTGGACTACACCGCAGCACCGGTGCGGACGTTGCGCGATGAAATGCTGCGTGGCGAGAAGCCGTACCTGATCCACCAGGAGCCAATGAGCATCCTCGGCTGGCGGCATCGCGCCAGTGAGAACGGGGGCAAGCTGCAACAGCTGCGCCTGCGTGAATGGGTGCAGGAGGCAGATGGTCGTTTCGGCAGCAAGACCGTGCAGCAGATCCGCGTGCTCGAACCGAGCGCATGGGAGGTGTGGCGGCCAGCGTCGGCTAACAGCACAGGCTGGGAGCTCCACGAGAAGGGCACAACCAGCTTGAGCGAAATCCCCTTTGCTGCGTGCTACAGCGGGCGCGAGGCGACGCTATTCAGCAAGCCCCCGATGCTTGAGCTGGCGCATATGAATGCCGCTCACTTTTCGCTGCAAGCGCAGCTGCTGAACGCACTGGCCATTGCAGCGCAGCCCCTGCTGGTACTCCGCGGGTGGGACGACCAGAGCCCTGAGATCAACGTGAGCGTGGCGAACGCCATCGCCATGCCGCCCGAGGGTGGGGTGGAGTACTGCGAACCTGCGCACCAAAGCTTCGACAGCATCCAGAAGGAGCTGGAGATGCTGTCCGAGCAGATGATGCAGCTTGGTGTCGCCACCCTCAGCCAGGAGAAGACATTCCAGGAGAGCGGCACGGCGAAGTCGCTGGATCGCATCGATACCAACAGCTTGCTTTCTGTGATTAGCCGCGACCTGGAGCAGACGCTGCAGCAGTGCGTCAACTGGGTGAGCGAGTACAGCGGGCAGGAAGCGCCTCAGGTGCTGATCGACCGCGACTATGACAACAAGGTGATCGACGGCAACATGATGACATCGATCAATACCCTGTTCACGTCAGGTCTGATCGATCAGGAGACTGCGTTGAAGGCGATCGGCCGCGGCGAGGTGTTTGGCGACGACTTCGACGTTGAGACGATCATGGCCAATGCTGAAGCTGAGCAGCTGCAGTCGATGGAACAGGAGTTGCAGAAGACCGAGGCGCAGGCGCAGATCAGCAAGGAGTATGCGCCAGAGAAGCCTGTGCCTGGCAAGCCGAAACCACCTAAAGGCTGATGAATGAGTGGCAGGCCTTCGCGGCGATCCGCAATGCGCTAAGGCTCGAGAACCTATCGCGTGACCTGGCGGCAAAGGTCACGCCTGAACTGGCGCTGATCTTCAAGAACGTCCGCGAGATGTTGCGCACGATGCCGCCTGAGCAGATCGGGCGGGAGATTAGATACAGGCAGCTGCGGTTGCAGCTGGCGGATATGTTCAGCACCGCCAATCGCACGTTCTACAACGAGCTACGTGCTGGGTTGGACGGTGAGGTGCTGCGCCAGGTGCAGTGGGCAGCGGACTGGTTGCGGAGTGCAGAGGGTCGGGTTGAGCAGGAGCTACTGGCGGTGGTCCCCCGTGATGGGATCAGCGTGACGACTACAGCGGGGATGACTGGCAGTTACGGCGGCAGCGGATTGAGCTTCACGCCAAGCGCGAGCGGTTCCTTTGCTGCTGGCAACCTGCAGTTCACACGCACGCAGCTGGTGGCGATCACGCAGAGGACGGAGGTGCTGGGCAAGAGCCTGGAGGAGATCTTTATGCCCAGCGATCAGATGAGCGTGTGGATCAAGGACAACCTGAAGCTGATTGACCGTGTGGTGAAGCAGGGGTTCCTACTAGGCGAAACGAATGAGGAGATCGCCAAGCAGCTACCAGGCGTGGGGCAGGTTGCCGTGACGCGAAATAGGGCGATTGCACGCACAGCGGTGATGGACATGAGTCAGCGTGCGCACGAGGCATTCTGGGATGCGCAGGATGAGGGCATCATCCAGCGCTGGGTGTTTGATGCGACGTTCGACTTCAGGGTTTGTATGCAATGCGCCCCATGGGACGGGAAGGAGGTGACAGAGCGCAGCCGACTACCGCAGACACCCATACACCCGAACTGCGTCCTAGGTGACACGCCGGTAGCGGCCGGTGGCGTCATCGCGGCGACCCGAGCTGTCTACAGCGGCGACATCGTGACCGTAAGAACGGAGAGCGGGCGCCAGTTCTCCGTCACAGCGCAGCATCCAGTGCTCACCGATCGCGGGTGGGTTCGGGCCAATGAGCTTGGCAATGGCCTGAATCTGATAGCTCACCGCGAGCGGATCCCATCCAGCCTTGATCTGCCAGACCTCAATAACGGACCAACCACAGCGGCGCAGGTATTCGAGGCGTTCTGTGCGTCGCCGGGCGTGACGACCGACGCTGTGCCACCCACCCCCATGCAATTCCACGGCGACGGGAAGGCCATCAAAGGTGATGTCGAGGTTGTATGGTCCCAGCGGCCACTCCAGCTGAACTCTTCGGCCGAGTCCTTCCAAGCATTTTCGGAGTTCAGTGGCATAGGGGCTGATGCCAAGCTGTTTCTTGAATCGGGTTTTAGCCCGACTGACCTTCTCTTCATCTGGTTGAACGCGGCCGCGAACGGCCTCGTGAGCCTTGCTGACGAGTGCCAGGCGCTCCTCCGGGGAGAGTGCAGCCTGACGCAAGCGCATAGCTTCGCTGCGCGAGTGCGGGGTCACTCCTGCCTGTTTGAGCCGATCTACGACAACAGGCCTGCTGCAGCCGAGGCGCTTGGCAATGCTCTTGACGCTCTCGCCAGCCTCGTGAGCCGCGATCAGATCGTTGACGTCCAGGTTGAGGCGACGCACGAGTTGGCGGTGTACGACTTCACTACTCTAAGCGGCATCTACAGTATGGATCAGGCGCTGGGGCACAACTGCCGGTGCCGTGTGCTGCCTGTGACGGCGACTGAGCTTGAGCTGCGGCGTAGCGGTGAAAGCCTGACGCAGGTCGGTGACCGCAGCTACGTGGAGATCCGCAAGGAGAAGCCAGAGGGGAGCAAGGATGTGCGCGTCTACAAGACGAAGACCAAGGTCGGCAGCAAGAGGTTCTACAAGGTGTCAAAAGACATCAAGCCTGAGGGCAACAGGGCTGCCACCATGGCGGACTTCCTGAACAAAGCGAGCCATGAGACGCGGATTGCGGTGATGGGCAAGGAGAACGCCAGGCGCTTTGTAGAAATGGTGACGGGTAGCTCAGGCAGCAGAAAGAGACTGACGCCTGATGAGGCGCTGCGGGAGATCGTGCGGAACCCGTATCGCAGGCGCAAATAGACTTGCCCTAAACCCCTAGGCAGCATCGTGGCCGAGATCGTTTCCGCAGCAGTGATTTCGGGATCCTTGGTGCTCGGGCTATCGGATGGGCAGATCATCAACTGCGGCGTCGTCCAGGGCCCCCAAGGCTTGCAGGGACCCCAGGGCCCCATGGGTGCCACAGGCCGCCCTGGCGTTGATGGCAACACCATCCTCCACAGTGCAGGCAACCCCAGGCCTGACCTAGGGCGTGACGGTGACTGGCACATCAACACCGTCAAATATGTCATCCAGCTGAAGGAGAGCGGCGTCTGGGGCAAGCCGCAGCCGCTGCTAGTCGATGGCAGCGCCATGGGCACGCTCGATCAGGGTGGCAAGCGGGTGAAGGGCGCCCCGCGGTTCTTCCCCATGGGCGGCGCCAGCAGTGGTGTCTACCTGCCGCCTGACCCTGGCACTGGCGGCCTAGAGCCGATCATCGGCAACGGTCAACCGCTGGGCGCCAACATCTGGAACCCCGTCGCCGTTGATGCGGAGGGGGATTTGATGGAAATTACCCTCTACTTCCGCCGCGCCGGTGGTAACGAGGTGTACGTCGCCAAGGTGGTCGCTTACCGTGCCAACCTTGTAGGGGATCTTGTAGTCGCATGGGAGAACGTCACCCCTGACACGCTGCCCTATACCGTCGAGTTTGATGCACCTGTAACGGGTACAGAATTGACTGTGCGCATCCGCAGCAGTGTCGGCTGGGACGAGATCAGAGGGCGGGTCTCAAAGCTCTGACCCATAGACTGAGGCATCACTCGGGTCCGCGCAAGCGGGGGTGCCTCTATGACGCAAACGCCAGCACCGAACTTCGTCATCGGGGGCGACCAAGACCAATCCAACAACCGCCCGACGCAATCGGGTGGTGTCAGTGGTCCGTTCCGCGCCCGTCGCGGTTTTGATGCCCACAAGCATAAGGGTGTCAACTTTGAGGCACCTGACCTGCCTACCAACCTGGCCAATCCGTCAGGCGATGGTGAGGTTGTTCAGACCGAGTTCTTTTGGCAGCACGCCAACTTCATCCGCTGGGATGGCCGCGCAGGATTTCTGCCTGACCCGCTGACGACTGGGATCGTCGCGGGCGAGAGCTACGCGATCCGCATGGATTTCGGGGGCAGGTTCCTGGGTCGTATT